CGGATCGCCTGTTCCGCCAGCCAACAGCGCAGCTTTGACTTCTTCGGGGGTCATAGGCGTTTTGGGCATACCACCGGGGGCAGCAGTCGGGTCTCCAAGGGTCGGGTCAAGAGTCGTTTCTGGTGTAAACGGCTGATTAACTTCATTCAACGCATAACCAAGATCACCTCCAGCACCGGGAGGTGCAAACATATCCGAGTACGCCACATCAGGTGTCGGAGCACCAGCACCACTGAAGAGATCGTCGATGTAGTCTGAGGAGGATCCGGCGGTTTCTGAAAGGATCTGCTGGATACCTGCTTCACCAGCAGGAATGTTGGGGTTATAACCTAAATCCGGCATACCGCCGTAGCCTGCGGTAGGATCTCCAAGAGATGGATCTCCAAAAGCGGGGTCAGGCATCCCCCCAAAAGCAGCGGTAGGATCTCCTAACGTAAAGTCCGGAACAACATCTGTGATGTCAAACTCAGGCGCAGCACCCCCAAGCAGACCCTTAATTCCCGATGCATCAAGTGCCATCGACGTTCCAAACGATAACGCCGCAGCTTTCAAAGCGTCACTTAGGTCACCCGGGCCGTATGCTGCCTGCGCACCAGATGTCAAAGCAGCCGCCACAGGACCGCCACCCGGTATCAAAGCAGCTATAACCGGCAGGAGCGGGTTAGACATAATTGAGTTGGTAAAACTCTTCCAACTCGACGGCTCTTTATAAGCTGTCTGGAAGTAGGTCGGGATACCTTCACCAGTAAAATCGATCCCATACCCAATCTTGACGCGATCCGCCGCATCTCGGCTCTGGAGGATGTTTTCTTGGCCTTCATACTGGCCGTATTGGTCGATCTTTAGCGGCTCTCCAGTCTCAGTGTTGGTGTACTGGACCCTAGGTTCTTCAACGTAGCCTGATGGATCAGTGAAGCGATACCCACCATACTCAACACCTTCCCCACCCTGAACCTCCATATCAGGGTCCCAAATAAATCTTGACGCCGTAAAATCCTTAATTGTGTTTGGGTTTACTTGAACGGCTTCACCAGTTTTTGGGTCTTCGTAATAATAGCCGGTGGTGTAGTTATAGGAGTCGTCAGATGTACCCGGTATGGGGCCATACTTAATCGGAATCTTATCAACTACATTCTCTTTCTTAACCTTATAGATGTCCGTGATGCCCGACTCAGCTAGCTCCTGAGCCATCAGGACCATACCTTCATCTGCCGTCAAGTCAGAGTGCGGGCCATACAGTTTATTTGCTGCGTTAGGGTCTACAGCGGCAATACGATCCCGTTGGTCTACGAGCTGGTCATAGACTTTCTGAGCGGACTGATTTAGTTGGTCACGACGATGCCGTGCAAGGGGTTTAGGGATCTCTATATAACCTGACGGCTGGCCCAGCACATAATCACCATACCCGACCGTACCCTCTCCATCTACATGGACTTGGGCGTTAGGATCCCAAACACGTTCAGGCGGTTTAAATTCTTTAATCTTGTCTTGGCTTACCCCAATCGACTCACCAGTCTTAGGATCGTCGTAGTAATAGCCGTAGGCATACTCATTACCCTCCACTTGAGTATGTTATATATTGCCCATACTTAATCGGAATCTTGTCGACATCTGCCATACATCACCTCAGGTCAAATCGTAGAATTCAAGCGCGCCGATGATGTCATCGGAGCCAGTCAACACTCGGGCTGCAACGGTATAGATGTCGCTCGTCCCGCCGATTGTTCGACCAAGCTGAAGGTCGAAGTTGTAGGCAAAATTTGATTCGACCTGTCCTGATGATTGGTTGGTTGAGCTGACATACCCGGACTGAACAATTGTCCCGCCAGTCAAAGCTGTTGCAGACACGTCATAGTCGGCATTAGGAGAATCGCTTGCAACAAACGAAGCACCGGTCAGGGTTGGGTTCTTGATCAGAGCAACTTCGTAGTCCGAGTTTCCAACAGGGAGCACGTTGTATTTGAGTGGGATGATGACTGCATCCAACCTGCTGGAATTCAACTGGATACTGATCAGAGGTTCAAACGATGTACCCACAGTAGTTGTCGCGGTCATCCTCGCCACAGTAGCCGCAACCTTACGCTCATACCCGCCCTCGGAGACCACCGTTGAGCAGATCTGCTTCATGGACGAAGACGAGGCAGTAACCCCCGTATTCGTGATCTCATACCTGATCGGTAGAATCGCCGTGGTCATGTAAACGCTGGAACCGATGTTTGAGTTATCAAAGGTATGCGCGATGATCAGTTGACCATCAATGACAAACCCACACCGCACAGTCCCAACACCCAACCACTCAAAGTCCTGCCAGAAGATCTGAGACTTGCTGATGTCTAGAGTGATGCCGCTGTCTCCGGTGCCATTAAGCTTGTCTGTATTCCATGCAGACTGAGCGATACGAGTATCCACAACAGAGCCAGAGGTGTACGATCTCCTGACGAAGTAAAGCTGGTCCCCGTCATGCTCAAGGAATATGCCGTTCTCTGTAGAGAAGTAACCTACCCGCTGCCGTAGATTCGTCTTAGGCGTATCAAGCACAAATGTCGTCATCACCAGCAGAGACTTACCCGGTTGGTAAGGAAACACTCGATAACTCTGCCGAACAACTTCACTGCCCGAGCTTGTGGTCACGCTTAGCTGGACAGAACTCTCGTTGGGGAGATAGGTTGTACTGCCGCCGGTTGAAGTGGCTGTGTCAAAATCACCCGAATCGGCATACCGGTTCTGGGAGTCAAAGATAGTGAAGGGCTGACTTGCACGAAGCCGCCCGAACGCATCACCGGCTGACCCGGCTGCATAAATCCCAGTTGATCCTGTTGTTGCCACGAGCCTACTCAAAAAGTTGTCTAGCTGGTTGAAGTAGATCCGGAGGACGTTGTTGTACTGATTCTGGTAGCCAGTGTCATACTGACCGGGAGGGAGAGGAAGTGCAGGGGCTCTGAAATTGTAGGAGATGTTACTCATGGACCACCTATAACCCCGTAGCCTGACCCACGACCATCAGCCTGCATATCAAGGCGCAGGGAACCTAGCTGCCACTGCACACCCAAGGCTGACGACTCAAACCGAACTGAAATCTGACGACCTCTCAGGCGGATATACACCTGACCTGTAAAAGCTTCGATTGGCACGGTTGCCGTGCGTACTACGGTCGCATCTGCGTTACTGGATGTGCCGCCCATCGAGGCGGGGGAGAGGTACCCCGATCCAGAGTTAGCAAGAGGTTTGAGCGTAAGCGTACCAGATGGAGAAGCCGTAGTCGAGCCTCTAAAGGTCACGTCAGGCAGTACTCGCTTCACAAACATGAAGCTGTCGCCGTCATCCAGATCTATTTCAGCGGACTCAATGTAGGCATCGATGGGTTGAGGCGTCGCAGTCTGATTGTCGTCTACACCAAATTCGTGGTCTACGAGGTTGTTGTCATAGGTTGCTGCAAGCGGATAAACGAGGATGCCTGAATCAATCCAAGCTGTACGCCCAAGAGTGCCGTAGTACCAGATGTCCTCAAGATAATTGTAGATAACGTATCGGTCAATGACCTCAGAGTTTGCACTGGGGTAGAACCACCAGACCTCGTTGAACCCTTCGTTAGTCCCGGAGCAAATCTGCTGGAACTGATTGATGTTGATGTCTGAAAAGATGTACTGCCGGAGATTGCAGTTGAGAGTCTTGGTTGTCCCGCTGTAAACGTAGAACTTGTCCACACCCATCCAGAAAGCCACGCCATTTGCATAAGCCACAGCATTCTGACTGACAATCGAGATATTCTCACCAACCAACTGAGCACCCCAGCCTGTCGGGGCACCAAGATTTTGAAGCGCGTAGAGCGCCGCATCCGTCCAGACTAGGACTTCCTGCCGAGACTGTATGGCTGTGATGATCTGTGACCCGCGAGAAAGCCGCAGGCTACCTGCTTGGTTGATAGCAGATGGGGTCCAGTTCAGCGCATCCTCCTGATCAGACCAGCGGATCAGCATGGGGTCAGCAGTAGACCCACCGTAGTTATTACACCCAAACGCAAAAACAAACCGACTGATGTCGGACACTAGGATATAGTTTTGTAGCGTCGGAACGTCTGACGCTCCGACCTGTGTGGCGAGATCAACCGCCCTTACCGTCGGGCCAGAAGATGTATCCCAGTAGTAGACCCCGCCGCCGCGAGGGCCAAAGATCAGATCTTCACCAAAGTTTGACTGAGACCACAGCCGAATCTGGCTAGTAAATGAGCCGCCACCCCAACCACCAAGACCCCAGCCACCGACACCCCAACCAATAATTCCAACTTGTACCGGGCTTCCGGTATTGATTTCGTACTGCACATCAGCGGTTACTGCAGGAGTTCCAGAGCTCGTTGCAGCAGTGGGGGAGGTGATGGTGTAGTTGTCTGCGTCGATGACTGTAACTTGGAAGTTGCCCTCAAGGCTAGCGGCGGGGATGCCGTTTACAGCACCGGATACATTTGAGATCGTTACAAAATCCCCTGTGATACAACCGTGAGCAACATCCGTGACTTGAACCGTGGTTGTTCCGTCAGTCGTAAACGGGTTGGTTAGCGGTATGACAGCGGTTCTGTATGGTGTGACGTCGTAATACTGACCGCCATCTTGAATATAAAACTTCAGATGTGTTCCCACGCCGACAATTGGGTAGCCGGACAGCGTTGACCAAGCCCACAAGGAACGGCAGACGCCGAGGTAGATCTCAGTTGAGATACGGTTCCAACCACCGATCTTCTCGGGTGTGCCTTGGCGAAACCGAGTCTTGTCACAGGCATACCACCCACTTTCAGTGGTATAGCGCGTGTTCTCGCGGTTTACACCGGACTTGAATGTGAGTTTTTTGAGGGGCATAGTTTATGCCCACGGCAACGGAGGTTGAATGATTTTCGGATTGATCTGTTCGTCCAGTTGTCGCTGGATGTTCGCTTCGACTTCAGACTTGTCTACGCCGTTTGCCCACACCCAGCCAAGCACCTGCTCTTGGGTCAGTTGGTTGAAAGGCGTAAACGGCTCGCCTTCGGTATAGGTGAATCCAACCGATCCGTATGCGGTAGCGTTGTAGGTTTTGCCACCAGACTCTTGCGAGCCATTAACCCTCCATCCGGCCTGCACTACGCACTCGGCAGGGTTCGCGGTTGACGGGGTGGTTTTCAACCATTCGATGATCCATGTTGCCATGATTAGGCTCCTTCAAGTGCAGCGATGCGCTGCGTAAGTTGTTCGATGATGGCTTGCTGTTCTTGGATGGCCTTTGTCAGCACGGGGATCAGCTTCTCATATGCGACACCGAGGTAAGGACCGCACTCCTTGACCACGCAATCGGCATAATCCTGTCCCGCAAGCGCATTCTGCAAATCCTGCGCGATGAATCCAGTCTGTCGTTCAGCATCGAAGTTGTAACCGGTTCCCTGTTTGAATTCGAAGGTGACAGGCTGAATCGTTTTGATGGTATCAAGCGCACCGTTGATCGGAGTAATGTTCTCTTTCAGACGTGCGTCAGATGTTGCAATCGTGGCATTGGTTGCCCAGATTTGAGAATTAACCTGCAGCTTGTATGCGCCATTATCAGTCGTGGTGCCGATCAACACATCACCGCTGTTGGTGATACGCATACGTTCGTTGCCGCCATTTGTATAAAAAACCATTGGGCCGTTATAGTCATTACGAATGCCAAATTCGCCTGTTTGATCAAGATATAATATTGCTGGGTTAGAAAATGCCTGATGCTTCAGGTCTATTCGCGCCCAACTTACTCCAGACGAATTAGAAACAGCCGCTAGCGATGCTGCATATGCACTACCGCCAACAGATGCCAATCTTCCATAAGTTCCCGGCTGATTTGTCCCAATCCCTAGCTCACCGTTGTTGGTGAGACGCATTGTTTCAACGCCAGCTGAATTACTAAACACCAAGGCTGGAGTTGTTGAGTCTGAAGCTCCAAGATAATAAACTTCACCACTATTTACACGAGCCTGCGTATACCCAACACCAATTGAATATAATTCGCTATTTGCGCCAAAAAACGAACGTCCACTACCTACGTTAAATTTACCTTGTACGGCTGTTGTTCCAATCCCCACATTCCCCGACGTATCTATCCTGACGCTCTCGGAGCCGCCAACGGAAAAAGTCATTGGCAAGTAGCTTCCTGTTCCTGAGATTCCTGAGAACAGATTGGCTTGCGTTGAAAGAGCGTTCAAAGAGAAATAAGACGCATTGTCCGGGTCGCTGCTATTGACGGTCCCGAACGTGCTGATGTTTCCAGTGCCATTCGGCATGGCATAGACGCGAGTGTTCCCGTCTGTCGTGCTGGTCTGGAAGATCGTTCGATTTGAGACTGTCGCATTGCTGAAGTCGCCAGTAATACGGCGACCCGTGCCGGTGATGGTGATGTCGCCTGCAACCGTAGCACCTGTTAGCGTCGGGTTGGTGGCAAAGACCAGCGCCCCGCTACCTGTCTCATCAGTCACCGCAGCGGCGAGGTTTGCTGAAGACGGAGTGCCAAGGAAAGTGGCGACGTTCGTCCCCAGCCCGCTCACACCCGTGCTAATCGGCAGCCCCGTTGCATTGGTCAAGACGCCCGAAGCAGGAGTCCCCAGCGCAGGCGTGACAAGAGTCGGACTGACAAAATAATCCACCATCTGCACGACGTCCGTGCCGTCCACATACAGATGCGCCTTGGCCCCATTCGGCACCGTCACGCCCGTACCAGCCGAGGTCTTGACCGTGATGCTTTGTCCGCCAGTCGTGTTGTTCTGGACGATGTACTGCTTCTCGATGGTAGGTACCACCAAGTTCCGGGTTGCGGTGATACTGCCCGTCACATTGATGACAAGGTTTCGTTGCGCCTGAGATGAGTTAGAGTTTGTGTACCCAGCAGCCCAGTCGTAATCGGCATCAGACGGAAACGCTGCCGTGGCATAACCCGTGATCGACTCTTCAATCGCCCACTTGAAGTTGTTGTTGGTCAGGTTCCCCCAGTTGGTGTCACCTGTTCCAAGAAGTTCAATCTTTAGATTGTCTGACCAAGTTGACATAGTTTGTCCTTATGGGAGCACCGGGGTCCACCCCGGAGCCTGAAAGTCGTTAACATCAGTCCATGTGGCAGATTGTGTAATAACTACATCTTGCCATACTGCACCTTGACTGTCATCTACAGGGTTCCACAAGTATCCACCAATGACGGTGTCCGTCATGGCGATCTGCTCGGCAATCGATACCGGAAAGATTGTGTTCGACCGGAAGACGTCTACGGCTTGGACCGTGTCTTGGAACGGTGCGTTGAAAACTGACGGTGCAACCAGCACACTGTCCAGCGCAGCGGACTGCTCTTGGATTGTAACCGCAAAGATCTGCACTGACGAGGTAGTATCGGTTCCGGTAGCGCTTTCTGCAATTGTGGTCGGTACGATCAGGAAGCCTACGTCTGAGTCTGTGGCCGTAGCTGACTCGTCAATTGCAGTGAGAAAGGTGATGAATCCGACGTTCGTGTCCGTTATTGTGGCTGAGTCAGAGAATGGGGCGTTAAAGGTGGAAGCTGCGACCAGCGCAGAATCCGTACCCCGCGCCAAATCTTGAACCACAGAAATGAACGTCGCCAGACTGGAAGCAGTATCAGCCCCCGTAGCAGTGTCGGTGACACGGGAGAGGTAGATCGGAGTAGAAGCTGTTTGATCTGAGCCAGTGGCAGCGTCAGAGAACAAACCTAAAAACACGACCTTACTAAGTATCTGATCGTCAGCGGTAGCTGCCTCACTCGTCGTAATATTCAGAACCGCCAACGTGTTTAAAACATCTGCCGCAAACACCGTCTCTGAGACAAGGGGTATAAAGGTGGCACGACTGGAAGAAGTATCGGTACCCGTAATGGCGTCGGCAAAACGGGAAAGGTAAATTGGCGTGGAAGCAATTTGCTCAGATCCTGTTGCGGCTTCATCTATTACGCCAAGAACTAGAAATCCCGCATTAATTTCTTCAACCCCACTCGCGGAATCCGATACGCTGCTATTAAACGAAGCCGTAGTCGAGAATTTATCTAAGCCATTAACGAGTTCTGAAATGGAGCTTGCAAAAATGGCGATTGAGGAGGTCGTATCTGCTGCCGTGGAAGACTCAGATACAGCCCGACTGAATACCAGAACAGACGAAATAGAGTCCGATCCCGTACCCGACTCAGCAATATCAGCAAGAAATAGAAGCCCGCCAAGAAACTGATCAGAGCCCGTAGCCGTATCTTGAAAAGCCGCCCCAAGTACGCCTAAAGTCAAAACCTGATCAGAACCAACCGCACTTTCTGCCACAGAAACATTAAATACCGTCTCGGGAAATGCCGAAAACGGTACCTGAGAAAATGCGGAGATTCCAAACATCAGACAGCCACGCTTCCAGCCATGTCAGCTTGCGACATGACCCACGCATAGCACTTATCGAGGAACGTCGCGCCTTGCTGCACCTCAATGTCCTCCAGCGCAGTGTGATAGCGCCGGAAGTCAACCTCCCGAGTGTCATCACCCGGTGTCGCCGTTCCGTATCCAGCGACGTCAATCATCACCGAGAACTTAGCACCACCGGCTCGCTGCCTAGAGATCGAAGCAGTCACGATGCGGAAGTACGCACCCGCGAATGGGATGCCGTACTGAGATTGGGTGAGGTCGATTTGGATTGCCATTTGCTGCCTCAAATGAAGACAAAAAAGAAATTGCCTGTCCCGCCGGGAGAAGGTGGCGCAGGCGCTGCTTCAAACAACAAACCCAGAGACCCATTGTTTGTTGAATTTGCTCCAACATACCATGTATCGGTCAAGTCGTAAGCCCTGATTCCGGTAGCCGTCAGGTAGTCTACGTTCGGCTTTGTGGCACCAGTCAGAATAAGCGTCGCCGGAGACGTAGCAGACGTACCTTGAACCGTCAGCACATTGCCTGACGCCCCTGTAGCCGTCCACTGAGATACCCGTTGGGTTGTCGTACTCATTGCAATGGTTGTTGCACCCGTCGCACTGTAGCTGTTGGTGATGTCCTTGAAGGTGTTGTTGCCGGAGATCGTAAGCGTCCCAGCCCCGCCTTGGTCTAGGGTGATGTCGGTGTAGGCAATGCCGCCGCCAGCGAAGGTTTTATTAGACCCGCTGGTCAGGCTGATTGTGCCTGTGCCGGTGACAATGCAATTTGTACTCGGATTTGTACTCCAAACAGAGCCAGCAACAGTCCATGTGCCAGAGCCAATAGCAACCGTCCTTGTTAGTGTTCCGCCGCCTGCAAATGCAGATGCCGAACCAGACAGTGTTAGGTTGTAACTGTTCGCATCAATCGTTCCTGCTGTCAAAGTAAACGCTGTTGTAGAAGAAAAACTCGTGTTAAACGCATCCTGAAACGTAACCGAACCACCCGGGGTGTCAATTGTAAATCCTTGCGTAAACGTCTTACCAGCACTTGTAATTGTCTGACTGCCACGACCTGCAAACGTCATGATGCCCGTACCCGTCAGCGCAGTACCAGTGCCGTTGATCCAGTCGCCGTAGATTGTTGGTGTGTTTGAACCTGTCGCCAGCGTCATCGTGTTGCTGACAAGTCCGCTCATATCAAGGGTGCCGAGGTTATACCCAGAGTTGACAGTTGCGGTTGCTCCTGTTGTTACATTGGCGTCATTAAAAATTGCCGTGTCTTGAGCGAGAGGGAAATAAATTGTGTTAGTACCGCCTCCAGATGTATTTGACCAGTTGGCTGCGCCGAATGTTCCAGTACTACCTCTCCAATATACTGTCTTAGGCGCATCAAACGTAATCCCGCTGTTGCCTTTGCAGTCACCCAAGCGAGTGCCTGTAAGATTTCCACCAGAAACAGCAGCACCAGCAATCGTGATGTCGCGGAAGTCGATGTATGTCAGAGACCCCACAGCGTTGCAGGTCAGGGTGCAAGTTGTGCCGATAGTGTTTGAGCGAACAAAAGTTCGCATCGTGGTGTTAGTGCCAGCGGAAAGCGTCAGAGTGCCGTTGATGGTTTGGTCGGCTGAGATGGAGATGTTGGCAATACCAGCAGAGGTTCTACCTGCAACGGACAGATCGTTGAAAGTGTTTGCGCCGTTGATGGTGGCTGAAGTATTAGTAGTAGCACTAAAAGACACATCGTAAAACGTGCTACCGTTTCCTGAGAATGTAAAAGCTGTTGCTCCCACCAAGAATTGAGAAGTTCCAGCATTAAAACTTAATGCCGCCGCTTCATTGGCAGTACTACCCAAATTAACAGGAGTGTTAAATCCAGAAATAGAAACAACACTCGACCCAAAGTTTATAGTTCTTGAGTTTGTGTAGGCTGAATTTATGCCTTGAGCTGTTAAGTTATAGTTATTGGTGGAAAAAGTTCCGTTAATAAACCTGAACAGGTTTGAACTTATTGCGCCTCCCAACCCCCATTCAGAGCCAACACCGTTAAACTGAACGGTAGATCCTAAAGCAACCCCGTTGGTGTTTATTGTTTTGCCAGTAGTCGATCCAGTCAGCGTGATTGCACCCGTATAAGTCCTCGTCAGTCCCGTTGCTGGCAGCGTGATGTCGTCGTGGATATAGAGCGCAGTCGATCCTGCAAGCGTCACATCGCCTGATGCTGGGCCATCAATAGTCAGGGACTTGCAGCGGTTCCCGCCTGTGATTGCATTGACCGTAGCCGTATATGCCGTTGCGTTGCTGCTGGAGTCGAATACAACGTCATCATGGCTTCTGGGCAGATCAGCACCACCCGCACCACCAGATGTCGTTGACCAGCGGTTTGTATCGTTCCAATTACCAGTCCCACCGACCCAGTAGCGCGTAGAGTCAGCAGGCTTGTCGGTCAGGTATGTCGGAGCCGCAGGCGATCCAGTAGCCGTGGAATTGGCACCAGCGTAGAACTCACCCGGAGAGGTTGCAGCAAATCGGATGCTGCCAATAGCAAGGTAGTCAAGACCACTCGTGCAAGCCCCTGCAAGAATGTGAGAGGTTCCCGTTCCGGTCAGGGTGACGACGTTGCCGGATGTTCCGGTGACGGTCCATTTTCCAAAGGTCTGGGTGCTTGAGCCAAGGGCGATGGTGTGAGCGACAGTCTTAGTGCTGGCAAGCTCGGTGAATTGGTTATTGCCGGTAATGGTCAGAGTTGAAGTGCCGGTCGCACCGCCGATGGTCAGTTTGTTGTAGGATTTACCATTACCACTAAAAGTTCTGTCATTTATTGCGGTGCTGGACAGAAGAATATCGGCAGTTCCTTTGTAAAGTATTGCATTGCTAGAAGACGACATTAACCAAACATTGCCAATACCACTAGCTGTAAACGTACCAGATCCCATTTTAAGCGTTATACCGGCATTATTATAACTGTGCGCTCCGGCTGTCACGTTGTACGACACAGCATCAAACGTGCCTGATGTAAGCGTCAGGATGCGGGTGGAACTTAACTCAATCGCATCAGCAAGCTGCACGATGCCTGTGCCGCAGTCGATGGTGATGGGGTGATTAAACGCCACGCCGCCACTAGTAATGGTCTGAGTGCTACGGCCTGCAAAAGTGAGCGCTCCGCCAGCACTTAAAGTGGTAACCCCAGCACCAAATGACCAATTTCCATAAACAATAGGGACATTTATTCCGTTTATGAAGGATACTGCGGTTGTTCTGGAGGACGCATCAAATGTTCCGATGTTGAACGTCTGAATGGTTATTGTCCCAGCAGACCCCGCATCATCAAACACCGCCGTATCTTGTGCCAGCGGGAAGTTGTTGATGTCAGGCGTTCCACCAGACGAGGGTGCCCAGCCTGTAGCGCTCCAGTTCTGAGTACCGGCGAGGTTCCAGTAGACCGTCTTTGGAGCAGGAAACGTGATCCCAGAGTTCCCACCGCAGTCGCCTGCACGAGTGGGAGTTGACCCCGCAGCAGTACCAGCTATCGTGATATCACGGAAATCGCAGTCATCAGCGGATAGAGTGCCAACGGTCAGGGTGCGAGTAGTGCCGAGGGTGTTGGAGCAAACAAAGACGCGACGTACTGGAGAGGCTCCGGAGACGGTAAGGGTTCCTGTGATGGTTTGATTAGCTGATAAGGCTATTTGTCGTAAACCTGCGCTTGTTGGTGGTGTTATAGACAAGTTATTAAACGTATTTGTTCCATTTACAGCAGTTGAGCTTGCTGTTGTACTGGTAAAAGAAACGTTATAAAAAGTCTGATCACCACCAGAAAAAGTAGGAGTTGAGCCAGAACATATGATCGTTGATGTCCCAGCATCAAACGTTAAATTAGTAGAGGTAAAACTAAGTATAGAACCGCCGCCGTTTAGTGTTACTGTGCTTGACCCTAAATTAATTGTTTTAACGCCGGTTGCAACAGTACCTAAACTTGGTATCGTTATGGAATAACCCTGAGTATCAAAAGTGCCATCTTGAACAGCTATACCGCCACCTGAAGTAAAAGCATCAGCAAGTTGTACCGTACCCCCATAAGAGCTAATAATAGGGGCTATATTACCAAAACTTTTTCCATTGCCTGTAATTGTTTGTGTATTTCTTCCAGAGAAAGAAATATTAACACCAGCGCTTATTGATGTTCCAGAACCATTGCTCCAATTACCATAGATGGTTTGTGGAGAACTAAGGCTCAACGTCATCGCGTTCGTCCGGGTGGACATATCGATAGTGCCTAAATAAGGCACAGCCGAGTCCAGCGTCACCGTCGCAGAAGTATTCAGCCCAGTATTCTCAATAACAGCCGTATCCTGTGCGAGCGGGAAGTTGTCAGTCGATGCTGCGCCACCAGACGATGCCGCCCAGTTGTCAGCAGACCAACTACCACCCGCAGCAGTGACCCAGTAGACGGTCTTGGGCGTGTCAAACGTAATTCCTCTGCATCCGCGCAGATCCCCGATCCGAGTTCCTGATAACGTGCCGCCAGTGCCAGTAATGCGGATGTCTCTAAAATCGACATCGGTCACGGTTCCGATCGTGGCTATCTGCATATCACGCATCAGACCGTATGTAGATGACATAAACCATGCTCTTCTGTTGCCTTGTGTGCCGCTGGTAGAAAATGTCCCAGTAATTACAAAATTCACACCGACAGCGAATTGCGTCACACCATTAGCAGCCAATGGAGTAAACGTAAGATCAGCACAGGTGGCGTTATCGGTCACCGTAACCGTGTAATGGCTTGCCCCTGAATTAGCATCAAATATTGCATTGTCAGAAGACGTAGGAACAGAAGCGCCAGAAGCACCACCAGAGGTTGTAGACCATTTGGTAGTGCTGTTCCAACTTCCCGACCCGCCAACCCAATATCTGTCGGCCATAACTACGCCTTCACATATTTGACGCCATCAATCTCGATAAACTCCTGCTCAGGCTCTTCAACCGGCGGCGCAGTGACAACAGCAATCCAATTATCCCGGCGCTGCTCTTTCATAGCCTGAATCTCTGCATCCGTGAACGTGTGATCGTCCGGCAAGTGAAGCGCGTCAGCAAATTTGCCGTGGGGCGTCTCAAATGAGAAGTCAATCTTGATCATGGTTTAAGCCTGAGTTGTCACTGCAATCACATCCCAGCGCGTGTTGTTCGCGTTGTAGATGCACCCAACATAGGTCGTTTTGTTCGCGGTTGTAGTGGTTGGAAGCGTTACACCGATCGCCGTGTAGGTTCCGTCCCAAGTTAACGCCCTTGCCGTCCCATCATCCAACAGCCTGAAGACCAGCTTGTTTCCGTCCACCGGGGTTCCTGTCGGCGCATTGATAGCTAAACCCGCTGCCTGTGCCGTGACCACATATTGATCATAGGAAGAAACGTCCGGGGTGATAGACGCAGTCGAAGCGGTAGATGAGACACGCGGGTCAATGCGTTTATTCGTCAGGGTCTGGCTCGCACTAACGCCTACTTGCCCAACGCCATCAACCAACAATAGCCCGCTGTTTCCGGTCAGGGTGATTGCCGCACCGCTGGCGGTGTTGTCAATATTTACTGCGCCCATGTTTGACCTTATGCGTAGGTGACTTCAGATGTCTGAATGGTAGCAACCCAACGGATGTTCGTCGCCGCTGCACCCGTCACAGTAACCGCCAAGCCTCCATTCGTAGTGTCAGCAGAAAGTGCAACATCCCACGCAGATGCACCAGCGGTCTTGCTCAATATGTTGATGTTGTACGTTCCGAGCGATGTAGACGCAGCATTAGCGTCACGGATGATTGCGCCCTTCACTTCCCACGCGGCATAATCGCTGCCACCAGCAGCCTGTTGCCTTGCAATGATCGTCCCGCTGAAAGCGTAGGCTGAGTTGTTGGGGAGGATGACTTGGTTGGTTGTTGAAGCCGCTGTTCCAGTAGATGTTAACGCTGTAGCAGTAGCATTAGTTGTATCACTAAAAATAACAAGGTCACCAGTTTGCGTACCACCAGGGGATACCCAGAGAGTCGGTGAGTGTGCTCTTTTTCCGGTAATGCCGTTTGCTGATGCGCCGTAACCAGACACGACACTATACTGGCCATCTGCACTGTTACTCCTTCCTCCTAAAACTGTACTGTAAAACGCGCTGGCAACACCAAGATACCCTCCTATTGTTGTTGCGTAGGATGTGTTTGCTTTATTAGTACGACCAATCGCAACCGAATTCGCCCCAGTCGCACCATAGCTGCTCGTATTATTCGCCACCGCAGCAGCGAACGAATCTGTGCCAGATGCGTAGGAACCACCGAGCGCCATTGCGCCGGAGCCTGTGACTACACGAGAACCATTTGCTCCAGAATTTGTACCTATTGCGGTTCCTCTTGCCGCAGTTGTGCTAGCATCAAAACCTAAAGCAATTCCAGTACCCCCTGTTGCATTAGCGCCAGCACCGATAGCGACATCAAGACTACCTGAAGCAGTAGGCCTTGACTGGTTTACAGTAATGTTTTCAGAGTACCCGCGCATAACCTTCTTGTCGCCTGTCTGCCAATTTGTACCATCACATACAATTTGCATACCTTCGCCGCGACGAAGAATTAGTGTCGTTGTTCCGTCAATCGTTTCAGCGCCATTTGGATCAATAGTGATTGCGTCTGTTGATGTCGATGATGTATTCCACACCCAACAGTTAAACCCGCTACCAAGCGAAGCCGCAGCGGTCAGACTGACGGTGAACGTCCCTGACGTACAGTTGATGATCGTGCCAAGGTCGCCAGAGACTACCGTGTAAGCGCCAGTCTTGTTACTGATCGTGATCGCAGATGCGCCGCCAGAGGCAGGAGCAGACGTCCAGCTTGTACCGTCAGACGTCAGCACATTGCCGCTGGAACCCGGATCAGGAATGGCAAGCGCACTCGCAGAGCCAGACACAGATCTCTCTGCTGGGTAGGTCAGGAACACATCCTTGCTACCCGCGCCCCAATTGACCGCTGATCCGCTATTGCTGCTTTCAAGGATCGTGTCACGGCTGAGAGTCGTTCCAGAAGCCGTATACGTCCCAATCCCGACTTCCCAGTCCGTCCCGTCAGTGACCGTGTAGTAGGTGGTGTTTCCATCACCCACCACAGAAAACGATTGAAACCCAGTCACAGCACCTGCAAGCGTATAAGTGCCCGTGCTGGTTGTGGTCGTAGTTTCCTTTACACGATCCTTGAGAACGAGCGCCATGATCTACCCTTAAGCAGCATCAAGCGAAAAAGTGTAGGTCACATTCAAAGTATCACCCGACACAACACTCCGGTCACCGGGTGACTGGAAGTCTGCCGCTGAGAACAGCGTACCTGTCGTGCCGCCCTTGGTGTTATTGGAGGTCAGGAACGCCCCGCCAATCGTCGCAGTTGCGTTGATGTTAAATGACGCAGGCGAAGCAGAGTTTGTAATCACAGAAGGGTCGGCAGTAGTGGCGACACCAAACGTGCAAGTCGGACGGGTTGCATTGCTATAACCAGTCTCTTCAGTCCACCCAGCATGAGAAGACATCGTGTCCCCCGCTGCCGGATTATTCGACGCAGCCGCACCATACAGACCGATGTACCAAGCCGTGATCTGCGTACCGCTCGCAAAGTAAACCGAGTTCATCGACTGAAGGCCGACATTAACCACGAGATTCTTGGATTCGGCTTTCCACTTGAGGTTGCCATCCTTGTCGATGCACTCGATAGTGAAAACGCCACCACCTTTGATAGACTCAGTGGGCTGGGTGTTACGAACAACCGAAGCAGCTACCTGATCGGTCGATTTAGCTTTTTCAAGAGACATTTGGAACTCCTTTATCCGATCCGGATAACTGCATCAGTTGGATTGTTGGTTGGGAACTGGATTTGGAAGTTGCCACTTGACACAGTTTTAACTTCACCAAACTCAAAAACCGCAACCGCTCTATCAGCCTTACTACTATTGTAAATCAATGCTCCGCGAGCACTGAAGTTACCTGAAGTCCACGTCGTCGTAGAAAACGTCACAAACGCAACTCCTTGCGACAGAGTTACGGTAGCCCCAGTCAGGGTGTTCCCCCCTGCTTCATATCCGCCGCCTGACGTTTCGTTTAAGGTCGTGTAAACGGTTGTGTCAGGACCAAGCGTTGCGCTGTTCGTGTAAAGCGCAATCTTGAAGGTGTCGGTCAGGAAGTCATGGGTGCCCTTGAGTAGTTCTTCCTTGAAGCTGTTGCACATGCCTACGGTGATCATTACCGAACCTCATTTCTTGCTTGGCCGTTCCGATAGGTGTCCTGCCTCAACTTCCCGTCAGCAAATTGTTTAAACAAGATCATTGCTTGGGTGTACAGGTTTTCATAGGTCTTCAGATCAATCTCTGATCCCTTCGTGAACCTGATCGCTTGCATCAGTGTTCCATTGAGCAGGGCAGCATCAAATGCATCTCCAAGCCACGTCGTTCCTGCGGTAACGATAGACTCAGGATAGGCTGCGCAATGAAGCTCAACGCTATACGCGGCGTCAGGTGCTGGCCCAAGAATCAGCGTATTTGCGTCAAAGACGGCGTAATGCTTTGGTAGACCCGTGTCTGCTGCATCCGGATAGCATTCCCGGATGAAGTTCACATCCTTGTTCAACAAATACTCATAGTCCCCGTTGGCTTTGATTGCCGCGAGGGAAAAGAGATACAGGAACCCTGTGGGAAGCTCAAGGTACTTGTTGCCAATCGTCACTGTGGCTGTGACGTTTTTCCTGAGCGCAGGAGGCTGAGCAGTCTGAAAGATAAGCTGTTCAGCCTGCTTGATCAGTACGTTTAAATCCGCATCAGGGATGTTGATCTCAACCGTATCCCTGACCGCAGACTTTAGATCAACGTAGTTCACGCCATCGGTCCTCGGGCCATGACGCCCTTAGTGGCTGCACCCGTCCCGCGAATCTTGATGCCACCACCTTTCTGTAGCTTGGTCAGAGGCTTTCCGGGATGCATGGATTTCTCATGCTTGTGAACAGCCTTCTTGACAACCGCCTTGTCCATTTTTACGTCGCTGTGCTTCATACTGTCCTCACGAAATGACAACGGTTAGTGTGCCAATATTAACCGCAAGCTGTTGTCCAAACAAAGGTACAACCTGTGACCTGCTTTGCGGATAACCTGTGAAATCAGGTCTTGGATTCCTGATGGCTTGCGGATCCTCAACAGGAAAGCTACCAAGCTTCAATTGCGGATGACTGGGTTCCCAACATTCCGGACAAACCAAAATGTTGACCGGAGTGTTCTTGATGATGATTTCTTTAAGCTGCCTTAGCTTGTAACGAAACCCACACCGATCACACTCAGCAATTGGCCTGTCACGGCTTGCAAACTTGTTGCTCATGTTCGAATTCCATAAGCCCTTGGAACAAACCGTACAGAAGCCTTCTCCCGGTCTTCACCTGCTGCAAGATTGAACTGTTCGTCGTACTCGGCCTTCAACATCTGCACTCTTCCTGCCAGATCAGGAACCTTCATTGCAATGTGATAAGCCAAACCCGCAGCAATTGCAGGCAAGAATCTAAAAGGCGCGTCAGGGGTGTTTACACCTGTTCCTGCGTCTTGGATTCTTCTGAGCCTGTAGTAGAAGAGGGTGTAAGGACTGGATGAGTCGGGCACCGGCCAAAGAGTAATTCTGGGCTGATCTCTAAGTCTTTCGACAAAAATCTGAACCGGCCTGCCCTGAGCCAACTTTGCTGGAATTGAAGCATACGTCGAAACGCTAATCCTAGAGATCGTAAGGTCCGACTGAAGCGTAGGATTGCCTGCGCCGGTACGAATAACATGTTCGATGATGTCGATGGTATCTGCCGGAAGATTGTAAGTTGCAACACCCGGCGTAAGAACTTGCGATCCTGATTCAACTGTCCAGAGGTTAACCCCCCTGTTCGCAAATTCGATGGTCAGGAGATTCATTGACCGGCGAGCAGTCCTAAGGTCATAACCTGACCGCATCTCACGACCAGCCC